GTATTGTAAGAAAATGACTGTAAAACTTTTGCTACTGAAATCTGGTGAAGATGTTATCGCCGAAGTCAAAGAGATGTGTGTTGGTGATAGGGAGAAACCACAAGTTGTTGGATACTTTCTTAAATATCCTTGTCGGGTAAAATTGATTGGGGAGGAAACTCAAAACGGTAAACCAAAGTTCAAAATGCAACTTACTCCATGGATGCCTTTGAGTAAGGATGAAATGATTCCTGTTGTTGCTGACTGGGTAGTTACTGTTACTGAACCAATTGATGAACTGAAAGAAGTATTTGAAAAAGGAGTAGAAAAAAATGAAACTAGAAAATCTGAAACTATTATCATTGAAGGATCAGAAACTGATTCTGACTCAGATTGAAGAAGTGTCTGCAGAACTTGGTGAACCAGACTGTAAACTGATTGAACCTTTTGTTCTGAATCCTAGTACTATGGAATTAACTCCATGGTTCATCAATCTCACAAATCAGAATGAGTTCATGATTCACTCTGACAACATTTTGACAATTATGGAACCAAACGGTAAACTAAAGGTTAAATACGAGGAACTGTTGACGGAATGAATTTCTATACGAACATCCAGATGATTGGAAATCAGTTCCTTGTTCGTGGTTATGAGGATGGTAAAAGAGTTCAATATCGTGATGATAATTATCGACCTACTTTATTTGTGAAGGCCAATTCTCCTACAGAGTACAAAACACTGGAAGGTGAATATGTTGAAGCTATTCAACCTGGAACAGTAAAAGATTGTAGAGAGTTCTACAAGAAGTACGAAGAGATTGAGAACTTCAAAATCTACGGAAATGAGAGATATATCTACCAATATATCTCTGATAAGTATCCTCAAGATGAGATCAAGTTTGACATCAAGAAGATGAAACTTGTGACCATCGATATTGAGGTTAAGTCTGAAGAAGGGTTCCCTGACCCCGAACATTGTTCTGAGGAGATGTTGACCATCTCCCTACAGGACTATACGACAAAGAGAATTTTCACCTGGGGTAGGAAACCTTATACACCCACACAGGATAATGTCACATACTTCTACTACCCGAATGAAGCAGATATGCTTTATTCGTTTATTGACTTTTGGATGAGTGACTATCCTGATGTTGTGACTGGTTGGAACACCCGTCTGTATGACATCCCGTATATCTGTGGAAGGATCGATAGGGTTCTGGGTGAGAGGGCCCTTAGGAACCTTTCTCCATGGGGTCTGGCGACCAAGAAAGAGATCTATATCAACGGTCGTATGTTCTATGTGTATGACATTGGTGGTATCACTGACCTAGACTATCTGGAGTTGTATAAGAAGTTCACCTACACAAACCGTGAGAGTTATCGACTGGACTTCATTGCAGAGGTTGAACTTGGTCAGAAGAAACTTGACCACTCTGAGTTTGATACGTTCAAAGAATTCTATGACGGAAACTGGAAAAAGTTTGTAGACTACAACATCGTTGACGTGGAACTTGTTGACCGTATGGAAGACAAGATGAAACTGATTGAGTTGGTTATTACCATGGCCTTTGACGGTAAGGTGAACTTTGGTGATCCGATGTATCAGGTGAGGTTGTGGGATACCATTATCTACAACTATCTGAAGAAGAGAAAAATTGTTGTTCCTCCAAAGGTAAACACTGATAAGAGTGATAAGTTTGCTGGTGCTTATGTTAAAGAACCAAAACCAGGTGTGTATGACTGGGTTGTGAGTTTTGACTTGAACTCTCTGTATCCTCACCTGATTATGCAGTACAATATCTCACCAGAAACTCTTCTGGAGGAGAAACATCCATCTGTCACTATTCAAAAGATTCTTGATGAGAAGATTGAATTTGAAATGTATAGTGATTACGCGGTCTGTGCGAATGGAGCAATGTATCGTAAAGATATCAAGGGTTTCCTTCCTGAGTTGATGGAGAAGATGTATGCTGAACGTAAGGCTTTTAAAAATGAGATGTTGAAGTCCAAACAGAAACTTGTGGACATTGAATCTAAACTGAAGACCAATAAGGATACTGCTCTTTATAAACTTAAGGCACAGACTATCAAAGACATTGCAAAGTTCAACAACTTTCAGATGGTGAGAAAGATCTGTTTGAACTCTGCATATGGTGCAATTGGTAATGCATACTTTAGGTATTTTAAACTTGCCAATGCAGAAGCGATTACTATGTCTGGTCAGACATCTATTCGTTGGATTGAAAACCGTATGAATGGATACCTAAATAATCTACTCTCTACCGAAGATGTAGATTATGTCATCGCATCAGACACTGATTCGATCTATCTTAACTTTGGACCTGTTGTTACTAAATTTCTTGGTGATAAAGTTAGCGATACGAGCAAGATTGTTTCTATCATCGATAAAGTATGTCAGGAGAAGTTGGAACCGTTTATTGACACGTCTTATAAGAACCTGGCGACGTATGTGAATGCATATGACCAGAAGATGCAGATGAAACGTGAGAACATTGCTGACCGTGGAATCTGGACTGCGAAGAAGAGATACATTCTGAATGTGTGGGATAGTGAGGGTGTTCGATACGAAGAACCCAAACTTAAGATTATGGGTATTGAGGCTGTCAAGTCATCAACCCCTGCACCATGTAGGAGTATGATTAAGGATGCACTCAAACTGATGATGAGTGGAACTGAGGATGAAGTGATTGACTTTATCGATCACTGTAGAAGTAACTTCAAGAAACTTCCTATTGAAGATATTTCTTTTCCAAGATCTGTTTCTAATGTTGATAAGTACAAAGCAAATTCTACAATTTATACAAAGGGAACTCCTATTCATTCCCGTGGTGCTCTTCTTTATAATCACTACATCAAAGAAAAGAACCTGACTAATAAATACTCCGCTATCAATAATGGAGAGAAAATCAAGTTCTGTTACCTTAAAAAACCAAATCCCATTCATGAAAATGTGATGTCATTCATCTCAGAGTTCCCACCTGAGTTTGGACTTGACCAATTTGTAGACTATGATTTACAATTTGAGAAGTCTTTCCTGGAACCTCTGAAAGTCATTCTTGATGCGATTGGATGGAATGTGGAGAAAACTGTAAACTTAGAATCATTTTTTGGATAATGGATTTTTTAAACGATATTGTGAGAGAGATCGGAGATGACTACACCAAACTTGCTGCAGACATCGACGAAACAGAAACTTACGTGGATACAGGTTCGTACATTTTTAATGGACTCGTTTCAGGTAGTATATTTGGTGGTGTATCTGGGAATAAGATTACTGCCATTGCTGGGGAGTCTTCTACTGGAAAAACTTTTTTTAGCCTCGCAATGGTTAAGAATTTTCTGGACTCTAATCCTGATGGATATTGCTTGTATTTTGATACTGAGGCAGCTATCACTAAATCGCTAATTGAATCCCGTGGAATCGATACTACTCGTCTTGTTGTTGTTAATGTTGTTACAATTGAAGAGTTTCGTGGCAAAGCGCTCAAAGCGGTAGATATATATTTAAAAAAACCTGAAGAAGAACGTAAACCATGTATGTTTGTGTTAGACTCTTTAGGAATGCTTTCCACAGAGAAAGAGATCACTGATGCTCTTAATGACAAACAAGTTCGTGACATGACCAAGTCACAACTTGTCAAAGGTGCATTTAGGATGCTCACACTCAAGTTGGGTCAAGCAAAAATTCCTATGATCGTTACAAATCACACCTACGATGTCATTGGTGCATATGTCCCTACAAAGGAGATGGGAGGCGGTTCTGGTCTTAAGTACGCCGCTTCTACTATCATTTATCTCTCAAAGAAAAAAGAAAAGGATGGAACAGAAATCGTTGGAAACCTTATCAAGGCAAAGACTGCTAAGTCGCGTTTAAGTAAGGAGAATAAAGATGTCACTGTTCGTTTATACTACGATGAACGTGGCCTTGATCGTTATTATGGTCTTCTTGAACTTGGTGAGATTGGTGGACTTTGGAAGAATGTCGCTGGTCGTTATGAGATGGATGGTAAAAAGGTTTATGCCAAAGCCATCTTGAAAGACCCTGAACAATATTTCACCCCAGAAGTGATGGAAAAACTTGATGTAATTGCAAAGGAAGAATTTAGTTACGGTGCTTGATGGATAAGATTGAATTCTTGGTTCTTAAGAACCTTGTACATAATGAAAAATATCTGAGGAAGGTTCTTCCCTTCCTCAAAGAAGAATATTTCGAAGACAATAAATACAAGGTAATCTTCGATGAAATTTCCTCCTTTGTTACAGAATATAATGAGGTTCCTACCAGGGAAATTCTCAGTATTGAAGTAGAGAAGAGAAAAGATATTAATGAGGATTCTTTCAAACAGATTTCTCAGGTAATTAGTTACCTTGAAGATGATGTTGTAGAGTTTGAGTGGTTGGTCAATACCACAGAAAAGTGGTGTCGTGACCGTGCAATCTATCTTGCTCTTGTGGAGTCCATTGGTATTGCTGATGGTGGTGATTCCAAGAAAGCACCAGATGCTATTCCATCAATTTTGTCTGATGCACTTGCAGTCAGTTTTGATAATCATGTGGGTCATGATTATCTGGAGGATTATGAACAGAGATATGAGTCTTATCACAAGAAGGAGGATAGAATTGAATTTGATCTCGACTACTTTAACAAAATCACGAAAGGTGGGCTCCCTAACAAAACTCTTAACATCGCGCTTGCTGGTACAGGTGTCGGGAAGTCTTTATTCATGTGCCATGTGGCTAGCTCCGTCTTGCTCCAAGGGAGGAACGTTCTGTACATTACAATGGAAATGGCAGAAGAACGCATTGCTGAACGAATTGACGCGAACCTCCTCAATGTGAATATTCAAGAGATTATTGACCTTCCAAAACAAATGTTTGAAACAAAGGTTACTAATCTTGCACAGAAGACTCAAGGTCAACTAATTATTAAGGAGTATCCTACTGCCTCCGCTCATGCTGGACACTTTAAGTCACTTCTTAATGAACTTGCACTTAAGAAGTCATTTAGACCTGATATTATTTTCATTGATTACCTTAATATATGTGCTTCC